TGATTTACCAGCTGCTGAAAAGACAGTTAATGGTGCAGAAGGATCATCCAAATATAGAGAAAAAATGGATGCAGCGTTTGGAATATTAAAGTTTATAAACGATTCACATAATGCAAAACCTATTAAAAATGTGTATTGGGGATATCGTGGTAAACCAAAAGGTGTTCCAGGCAGTCACCCTGGCGATATGTTTATAGAATATACAGATGGTGCTATGTTAGGTGTTAGCCTTAAAGCTGGTGGAAAGAAAACATCTGAACCACAATTAAACACATATCACAGGACAATATTTGTAAATAGTAGAGGCCCAAGTTTTAATGATAAGTCTGGTAATGATGCATTACGGAAGTCAATCTACAACCAAGTATATTTTAAAATCAAAGGTATGCCTTCCATAGACAATTTTGATGGTGGTAAAGGTGGTAGACATAAAGATAAAGATAAAACTATAAAGTCAATTGATAGATTACCTAAAAGAGATCAAGAAAAATATTATAATGAATATTTAGAATTAGCAAGACAAGGTGTTATCGACAGGTTAAATAAAAATGTTAATCAGAGTATGGATTGGGTTAAAGATGCTATTCTTAGAGAAGCACCAGATGTTCCAACACTAGTAATTAAAGCCACTGGTGGACAGGAATATGAAGAGGTAACTGATAGAGATGCAGTCGGTGTGTTTTTACCACAAGTTAAATTTATTAAAGCTTATAAAGGAAAAACAAAACAAAACTTTGTTCTTGAGTTGTCATCTAGAGATGAATCTGTTAAACTAGGAATGACTATTCGATCAAGTAGTGGTGGTAAACTTAAACAGTGGAGTCTCAAAGTTACTTACAATGGATTAGTAAAATGATAACAAAATCAGACATTGACCAATTAGAAAAATACGCAGACAGAATTTTCAAGTCTGTTGGTATTGATGTTAATTTCACACGGCATTTTGTTGATCGTGCAAATGATGCTCGTAACAAGAAAGACATTACACCAGCAGAGTTGACAAGACTATTTAAACAATCATATAAGAGGTATGGTAAGAAGATTGCAGCCTTGGGTGCAGATGCAGAAGCAGTTATCAATGATATGAAAACTGATATCAATATGCCTTTCGTATTGAAGAAAGATGGTGATGAGTTAGACCTTATTGCAAAGACAATTATGAGAAAGAAAAACTTTATGACAAGTGGCCCTAAGTTATCTTTTGAATCCTTTATTGCAGCAGATTTTCTTGCAGAAGATAAAGGTGGCAAGAACCTTCATCTTGAACATATAGAAGATGAAATACTCAACTACGGTGTAGATGGTGGCCGTGCTGCTCTTAACTTCCTACGATCATTGAGAGATATGTTATCTGGTTCTTCTCGTTCCTCAGTTAATATGACAGTTAAGTGGGACGGAGCTCCTGCTATGTTTGCTGGTGTAGAACCAGAGACAGGTGATTTCTTTGTTGCAAAGAAGTCCGTATTCAATGTTAACCCAAAATTATATAAGACAGAACAGGAAATAGATGATGATTTATCCGGCGCCCTCAACTCCAAGTTTAAAGTTGCATTACGAGAATTTTCAAAATTGGGGATTAAGGGTGTACTTCAAGGCGATCTTATGTTCACTGATGATATCGAAACGACTACGATTGAAGGAGAAAAATACTATACTTTTCAGCCTAATACTATCGTTTATGCTGCACCTGTTAATAGTGATTTTGGCAGGAGATTAAAAACATCAAAAATAGGTATCGTATGGCACACAACATACACAGGTAAAACTCTACAGGGAATGAAAGCTTCATTTGGTGCAGATATTTCTAGTCTAAAGAAACCCTCTAGTGTTTGGATGGATGATGCAACATACAAAGATACATCTGGTAAATCTACTTTTACTGCGGCAGAGACAGACAAAATCACTACCATACTATCACAAACTGGTTCAACATTTCAAAAGATCAATGCGAATGGCCTGAGGTCGTTTCTAGTATTACAGGGACAGATGACAGGAACACTTGCTGGTGCATCTCTCAAAACATACAACAATTCAAAGGTTCGTGCTGGTGAAGTTATTAGCAATCCTGCCGCCCATGCAAAGGGGTATGAGAAGTGGGTTGTTGAATCAATACAGAAACAGATAGATAAAGTTAAGTCTCCAGCTGGTAAAGAAAAATATACCAATATGCAAAAAGAATATCTAAGGGAAGTTAAGAAACACACAGTAAATTTAAAACAGATTATCACTTTCCAAAATCTATTGGTTGAAGCAAAAATGCAGATAGTAAAGAAACTAAATAGTGTTAAGGGTTTGACAGATACTTTTGTTAAGACTAAAAATGGATTTAAAGTTACTAACCCAGAAGGATATGTGGCAATAGATAGAGTAAGTGGTGGAGCGGTTAAACTTGTAGATCGTATGGAGTTCTCGTATAATAACTTTACAGCAATAAAGGCTTGGGACAAATGATTACATTTGAAGCATTATCTGAAAAACTTGTGAATGTTGCTCAACGCAAGAAACAAGCTAGACGTATGGCCAAACTTGCAAGATCACCAGCATTTCAGTTTAAAAAGAAAAAAGCAATGCTGAAGATGCGTAATCCAGCAAAACTTCATATGGCTGCTAGAAAGAAAACTATACAAATATTTAGAGATAAATTTTATCCTTCATATGATGAAATGCCCATACAACAAAAAGTTATAGTTGACCAAAGAATTATGGCAAAGTATGGCTCTAAGATAGATAAAATTTCTAAAAAAGTAGCAATGAAATTAAAGAAACAAGAACTAGAAAGAATTAAACAAGCGAGAAAGAATCAAACAAATGCGTAATTTTAAAGATTTAATAGAAGCTCGTGGTGATACTGCTGTATTTACTTTAGGTAGATTTAATCCACCTACAACTGGTCATGAGAAATTAATTAAAAAATTAGATTCTGTTGCAAAACAGAACGGTTCTGAAATGTATGTTTATCCTACACATTCAAATGACCCAGCAAAAAATCCATTACCTCACGGTCTAAAAGTTGCATACATGAAGAAGATGTATAAAAAGTATGCAAAGAATATACAGATATCCAAAGCACGTAATGTATTTGAAGTTGCAAAGGTATTATTTGACAAGGGACATAAATCAATCATTATGGTTGTTGGTTCTGATCGTGTTACTGAATTTACAAAGTTGTTAGAAAAATACAATGGCACAAAATCTACACATGGTTTTTATGAGTTTGAAAGTATTCAAGTTGTATCTGCTGGAGAACGTGACCCTGATGCAGAAGGCGTATCAGGAATGTCTGCATCTAAGATGAGAGCTGCAGCTGCTGATGGTGACAAGGATTCATTTTTACAGGGAGTTCCTTCTAGTTTCAAAGATGGTGATAAACTTTATAGTGATGTTCGTAAAAACATGGGTATACTTGAAGAGCGTGACATGGGAGATATGACAGACTTTGAAACTGTAAGGGATGCATATCTCACTGGTAAGATTTGGAATGTTGGTGATGTTGTAGAATCAAAAGGTGTTTCTGGTGAGGTTGTACGTAAAGGCACAAACTACCTTTCGTTTGTATCAGAAGATGGTAAGGTAAATAAAGCATGGTTACATGATATTACACTTGATGAAAGAAACTATGCCAAGGAATATGCAAACTACCAAGGCAAACCAGAACAGATTGCAAATCGTTCCTCTAGAAACAAAGCTCGTAGAGTCATGGGTGATAAGACTAAGATTGGTATGGATGTAGGACATAAGGACAACAATCCACTAAACAATGACCCTAAGAATCTACGCAATGAAGACCCTTCTGTAAATCGCAGAGAGCCACGGTTGAGAGAGAAACCAGAGATTGATGAAGATTTATCCACTTATTTACCTAATATTGCGAAGTTGTTGAGAAAAATAAATATAATAGCTCACCCAAAGGGAATGGAAAAACTTATAAAGAAATTTACAAAAATATCAATGAACGATCCAAAATATAAAAACAAACCAAATTTAGCAGCTGTAGATATTGCTAAAGAAATGGGTGATGCTATTACTCCAAGAGAATTTATAAAATATATTAATAAACTTGTTGATAAAGGTGTATTACCTAAAGAATTAAAAGCATCGTATCATACCGAACATATGGGATTTAGAGAATTTGCAGCTGCAATTCAAGAAGTAAAACAAGACTCAGATGTTAAAGATAAAAAGGGTACGCAACCAGCAAAGTATTATGCTGGAGATATGTCAAAGTCTACTAAAGACAAGAGGGATGCACACTTCAAATCAAAGAAGTCAGGCCCTGCGCCTGGCGATGCTGACGCAAAGACAAAACTATCTGTTCATACAAAGAAGTTTAAACAGATGTTTGGTGAGGTTCTTCCTGATAGTGCAACACAAAAAGATTACATAGATGATTTTGAGAAGTCTGATGCACCACAGTTTCAAGGCAAATCTAAAGAGAAACGTAGAGAGATGGCAATTGCTGCATATCTTTCAAAGAACGAAGACTT